ACAGAAGTCCCCATGTCCGTTATTGCCTTAACAACAGAGGGTGCAGAAAGGTACTGTTGCTGTGCCGCTTGTAACTGCGCCACGACCCCCTGTAGCCTTGCTATTTCTGCTGTTTGTGCGGACGTGAACGATGTTTGACCTGGGGCAAGCGTTGTCGCTGTCTTTAGGTTCGCCATTGCTTCCGTATACATATCTTTCGTCGCCGCCGAGGTATACTGGTTGATAACGCTAGACGATACGCCAGACGCCCCAGCTGTAGCTGCTTTCATCGCAATATCCCGTGCCGCTTTCTGTGCATCGTTTTCAGTTATGGCGCGAATCTGATCTAAAAGTAATTGCGTGGCACTGGTAACGGCGTCTTGATACTTCTGTTGTGCCGCAATGCGCTTGTCCAGTTCTTCTTGTTCTTTTTTGGTTATTTCCTCTTCTAGCGCCTTGCACCCAGCGACATACAGTGCCCTTGCTTGCAGTTTATCAACGTTATTCTTAAGATTGGCCGCATATTCTTGATCTAGTACATGCTGTTGATTTTGAAAGTCAGTATGAGTAAGGGCATAGATTTTGTCAGAGATAGTCTGATATATCGCTTTGGCTGCATCAGCATATTTCTGTACCAGCGCCTTGCTCTCAGCGGTATACAAGGTATTTGATGCTGTTTTGTCTTTGCTTGACGCAATATTGGCGGCAAGTTCCTGATCTAACGCGCGCTGCTCAGTCTCTTGATCTGTGTGAGTAAGGGCATAAATCTTGTCAGAGATTGATTGACGTGACGCCATGATTGCTTCAGCAGCTTTAGCGGCAGCATCAGCAGCAGTTTTGAGGTCAGCGGCAGACGGAGAAACCGGAACATTTACGGGGGGGACACCATTTACTCCCGCTTGAATATCTGCAACAATGCCCTTGGCGACATCAGATGAATTGGGCATAGCACCACGCGTTGCGGTTCGGTTACCAATAACGTCTACAGCGCGAAGCCCACCAAAGTCAGCACCGCCCATCGAAGCATGACCGCCAGACGTGCCGGTATTCCATATATCGTCTGCTGCAAAGGTATTGCCTACAGCGGCGGTTCCATTCCTTGTATTTGCCGCATCATTAGCCTCGTTTGCTGTACGAGTTTTATTGATCCAGTCAATAGCTATACCCGCATTGGTGATAATCCAGCTCATTGTTTTCCAGACCGCATCAAGAACTGGCCTAGCCGCCTCAAAAGCACTAGCAATGCCTGAGCATACCGACGCAACCTTGCTTTCGATTGTTGGCATGTTATTAATGATGTACGTGGTCAGGTTCTCAATAATCGGACTCAGTTGCGTCATAAACGTGTTGACGATAGGAAGTAAGGCTTGCCCGAGCGTCTCACGCATGACCTCATAGGACGACTTCATGCCCTCAATTAAACCCGCCGTGGACTTATTAAAGTCATCTGTCGAACCCTTTGCTTTTTCCAATATCTGTTGCAAGTATTCCAATTGGGTTGTTCCCTTTACGGCTTGAATGCCATAAAGCGCCAAAGACCGTGCCATACCGTTGCTTGCCTGCGACACTTGGTCATAGGCGGCGGCAACATCCATATGCTTCCATCTTGCAACTTCTTCTGAGGCAGTTACGGCAACCTGAGCAGTACCAAGGTCTCCATATTTGACGATAGCCTTGTCCATTTGTGCCATAAGAAGCTCGGCATCAAAATGATTGACCTTTTCCTGATTCTCTGCCCACGACTTACACGCAGCGACCTGCTCATTAGTAGAGTTCAGTGTGCGCTTCATAGTGCCTTCCAGAAGATTCCCCGCCGCCTCGGCTTCAACCCCAAGCTGGATTGTGGTTTCTGTCCACTTGACCATGGCGGCAACAGCAGCACCAGCGACAACAGCTTGGATGATGCTACCAAACTTATTAGTGGCAGCCCCAACGCTGTTTAGGGCATTGGTTGCCCCCGTTGCATCGCCACCGATCCTGAGTATGAGCTGTTGTAAGTCCATTATTTCACCGCCCTTGCTTTCATTCTGCGAATTGACTCATCTCTAAACGCTGTTGCTGATTGCTTCTTGCTTGAACCACCCAAAATGGCTAAGTCAAACCCCCATTGGTCAAAGTCAATGTCTAAGAAGTCGTGGGGCCAGCGTCCTGTACTACTAAAGCGGTCTTTGAGGAGCTTTTCGATACTTTCTCCGACTGGGAAGGGAACATCTCCGCGAAAAAACGAGCTACCCACTCCTGGAGGTATGCCCAATCCTTAGGCTCCGAGATGTCGTCAAGAGTGAAATCAGCAGGAAACCCCGCCTCTACCAGTTTCAACAGTCCAGCCATAACCTCTACTGGGCTAGTCGAAGCATTGGAGGCATCCAGCATTGCTTTGGCCTTCGGGGGCTGGACAGTCAATACCAGCCCCGAGGGGAATGTCAATTCAATAGTTCTATGCTTGTACTCTTCAACCGTCATAAGTCACAGACTATGCAATGGCGGTTGCGGTTGCGTTCTTGACAAGCTTGAACAGAAGGCCAGATGAATCAGGAATCGCCACAGCGGTAACCGAGATTGTAGCAAAACCTTCCGTTGTCGGTAGGATGTTGTCAATCTTCGTGATCTTGCACTTGCCAAAGTTGACGTGAATGTCGGCAGGTAAACCATTGGTGGCGTCAACCATTTCCAACCCCGTGATGTCTGTTGACTGAATCTCAAAAGAGAAATAGGGGGGAACAGAGGAAACGTTGAAATTGCTTGTCTCGGTTGTTGCCGAAGGGGTTGACGGGGTATCGCCAGTCAGGGCAGAAAGGAGTGCAGCCGACAAACACATGGTGCCAAACGAAATGTCAGCTTCGCCCATCTTGCTAGAAACGGCAAACGTAGAACCATCACCGGTTCCCTTGGCAACATTCCACGCAACCGAAGCCTTGACGTCTGATACTTCTGCAATATCAACAAGCGTTGTTGCAGTTCCCGCAACGTAAACCTTGATTTCGCAGTCCGCTATCCGCGCGGCAGCGAGTTTCTCAATCAAATTGGTAATAGCCATTTAGAAGCCTCCAAGCACGCTGAACGTGCTGACGATATGTGTATCTGCGGCCTCAGGAATGGCGCGATGGTTTACCGAACTGTGATATTTATCAGCGACTACCTTGATTGCGGCCTTAACCGCTACGATGTCAGTTGAAGAAACACACCATGAATCAATCTGAATATTCCACGAGGCTAGACCATGATCTATGCCCCTCTCTCCATTGACGGCCTCTTGTACACAACAGTCGGGCATGAGTGTTGTTATTGGCGGCCACGACCTATAAACCCTAGAACTAAACACTGTGGCCTTCTTAAGCTCGGTTATAACTGCATCAACTTTGTCAGTTGCCATTACTCGCCCTCTTCATTCATGCCGAGATCGCCGCCAAGGGAACCAGCAGCGCCAAGTCCAAGGTCAGTCTTGAAGTGAACCCCGCCTAATGCGCTTGCCTGTTCAACGGTCAATGCGTCAGTGATGTTCTGTATCAGGTTGGGCATACATTGGTCAATGGCGGGCCTGAAAAACGGCTCAGCGGCCATATTCCGAGTACCATATTCAACATAGACGGCATAGTCAACGTCCCTTGTTCCACCCTTTATGCCCGCCGTTGTTCCCGCGCCCGACCCCACACCACCTGCCGAAACTAGAACACCACCACCCTCAATCTTGTTATAGGCAATACTAGAGCGCAGGTATCCCGTATCGACAGGGCAGAGTTTCTTCGCCTGTCTGACAATCTGCATACCAGTTTTCATAAGACCTTTCTGAAGTTGTGGCTTGACCTGTGCCGAAAGACTGGACAAAACCTTCTGAAGCTCTGCCATACCCTCAATCTCAATCGAAATGTCGGGCATGTTACCCTGGCAGTTGAAACGGCATGAAGGGAACCAGAATCGCAGCCACATCAGCGGGTATCTGTTTGGCGGGATTGATATACACCCCTGGTTGCTGTTGTGCTACTGCCATCATCTGTGCAGCAACCAACATTCTGGCAGCATTCTCTAAAGGAGCGGGGAGCGCGGTCCAGCCTGAGACATAGGTGATGATAATGCGCGGATCTGAACAGCGATAGGAAATCAGCTCAATGTGTCGGGCATAGGGGTAATAGTCAGTCCATGCCGTGAGCGTTGTGTCCGTTGTTCCGACGATATCTGTCAAGTCATTGCGATACTTGACCACGAGGGTTGAATAGACTGGCTCAGGGAGAGTTATTTCGAGATCTCCTGCAACTTGATACGAAACCGCATGAAGCGCAGTCTCATACCCTATCGCATTCTCTATCGTCTCAATGGCAGAGTTCCACATGGATTGAATCAGGGTATCTCTGCTAGTATCGTCCGCCGATAGCATCAGATATTGTTTCAGCAGGGTCAACGAAGAGATGACCGTTACCACATAGGCTTGTGTTGATGTGTCCTCTGCCGTAACCGTATAGGTGACGGGCAAGGTGAAATCGGCAGCGACAGCAGTATGGGGGTCAACGTGGGCGGCAGCAGAAACAACGATCGTTGGAACTAGTGCCGTCACGGGAACGCCATAAGGAACCGTCAGCGCTGCGGTGTGGGTTACTTCATTGATTACACCCGCAACTGTCGGAGTAAGTCCGGCAAAAGTAAATGAAGAGATTGCTTTCAGCGCTGACGGCATGATGTCTCCTTATGCTTTACGGTTGTAATGACGCAGTTGCTTGTCCGGCATAACCTCTGTCACATCCAAGGGTGCAATATAGCCCTTGGCAAGCGAAAGGGCGGCAGTCTCGGGATCATATTCGATGATGTCGCCAGCCTTGTAACCCTCTGCGTTGATTGGCATTTTCTCAGTGACGCGATACTTCAAGTTTCACCTCAAATGGGGGCGGTGATTAGCCGCCCCCGATAGTTAGTCAGAACTAGATCGTGTTGTACTTCAGAGCGTACATGCTGAGAGGCTGAATCAGGTTGCCGTCGGTATAAACCTTAGCCGCAACATACGTCTGATCCATGGTCATCGCAGTCTTACCAACATCGGTCGTGGCAATCTGGATAGGTCCATCGCTGAAGAGGTAGTAGGCTTTGGGGTCACCGAAATATGCGGCAACCTTACCATCCGCAGGGGTGTCAAAGCAGCTCTCGGGCATACGAATCACAGAGATTCCACCCATGAACTTCATGTTGCCAATGTCAAAATAGTTCATGCCACCGGCAACGAGAGGGTCATTCAGCAAGGCAATCTGTGCCAGGAATGAGTTAGGGGCAATCAGCACGGCATTGTCTGCATACATCCCGTCAAGCGACCAGAACAGCTTAAGCAGGTCGGCTTTGGTGACTTCTGCGAGAGTGTCGTGCGTTGCTACCATATCAACGGCAGTTGCGCGTCCTACCATACCGGTCATCTCAAACGTTGCCCCGCCATGAATACCAAGCGTCCACTCATAGGTCTCCCTGCGAGCAATGGCGCGGACAAGGGCGTCCTCAATATAGGGGATGGTGCGAATCGTGGCATTGCGAATGAGGTCGTTGTCGATTCCCATCCATGCCATAATGCCAGAGGTGGAATATTCAATTGGCAAAAGCGTTGGGGTCGCTTCAGGAACGGGCTTACCAGCAAGCATACGGTAGGCCAGCGGCAGTGTTGATTCTGCCAGAATCGTTCCCTTCGGGCTGTA